AGGCGGTGTCTGAGCCGCCATGTAGCGAGCGTATGCCTGCAGTGGGCGCTTGTCGCCTTCTTCCTTGCCGAAGATGGACGTAGCTGGCAGGGTGACCTGCAACACATCGCCTTCAGGGTTGTTAGCCAAGACCACAGCCAAGCGCTGTTGGTAACGGCATGCACGGCTTTGACCATTGCCAGACCCAGCGATGTTCTGTGGGCATGCGGCACAGCTTGACGCTTGCTTGTTACGCACACCTGCATCGGGCTTGTCACCATCAGCAGAGGTGCAGTCAGGGGCGGCTGCAGCCGCGTCTTTGTCATACGAGCCAGCGTAGAAGATACGGCTGACCTTGGGGGCAGCTTTGACCACGATCACATCCAAGAAGCGCTCGTCAATTGCGGCGATCTCTTTGCCGCCTGCGAGCAGACGGAACACGCCACCCTTGATGGAGACGCGCTTCATGCCGGCACTGGTGTTAACGCCACCGGCCAGAGCCAAAGTAGTTGCAGAAAGCTCAGCGTTCTTGGCGAAGGCTGGCACGTTTGAGGGGTTGAACATTGCAATATTGCTCATTTGATTTCCGATTAAGTTGGTTTGCGTACAGAGATATCGAACTCAGATGTGGAGTTCAGGCCGGGCGGTACGACCCCGGGGTTTTCTTCCAAGAACTGGGACATGTTTCCCTGCGCAATGCGCTTCTCCAAAAGCTCGACGGCCTCGTGTGCCAGTACGAACTTCTTGAACTCATCCCAGTCCTGTGTGTAGTAGCGAGTTTTGACGGACATGACTGCCGTGCCCTCGGTAGTGCGAACTGATGTGACGCCCATCGCCTTCATCTGTTCCTTGATTGCATTCTTGATCTCGTCCTGTTGGCCTTTAAGTACTTCAGCTTGCGTGTCGTACTCTTGGGTCAGTTCGGTCATCTTCGTGCGTAGCTTGCGGTAAATTTTTACCAGCTTGTCTAACGGTACTGCTTCTTCTTCCATTGCTTCTCCTGTTAATTATTTGTCTAAGGTTGGACAGTTTACACGTAATTTAATTGGTTGCAACCCCCTTTCATGATTTAATTTCAGTCTCGAACATCTCGGTTAAAAGTAAGTTATCACTAACTTTCCCTACCAACGCATTAAACATCTTCCTCTCGATGGCGCTACCTTGAATGTGAATCACAGTAACTTTGTCTGAGTCTTGCCCCTTGCGGTCAGCACGGGCACAGCACTGGATGTACTGCTCCACGCTCATGAGTGGCCCATAGAACACCACAGTATCAGCGGCAGTCAACGTGATGCCATGAGCCGAAGCCGCAGGTTGCATCACCAAGACCCGAGGGTCTGCTTCTGTTTGGAAGCGGTTGATAGTTATACCGCGCTTGCTTGGCGTGATGTCTCCATGAATGCACTCATTGACAATGCCCTTCTTGGTGAGGTACGTGCTGATGGTGTCGATGGTGCTTCGGAACAGGGCGAAGATAATGACCTTGCGATCAGTCTCCTCCAGTATCTCCTCCAGTACCGCAAGCCTAGGCGCTGAATCAAACTGAACAACTTCCTTGTCGTCTGTGTAAGCTGCACCACAACTGATCTGCAAGAGCTTGGATACGCCAGCGGCGGCATTGACTGCCGTGATGGTCTCTCCTGCGGCCTGCACAAGCATGCGCTCTTTAAGAAGGTTGTAGTACTTGGCTTGCTGTGGTGTCAGCGGTACTTCACGCGTCATGGTAACGACAGGCGGCAGGTCTAGGCATTGTGCTTTGGTAAAGCGTATCGCTGGCTGTAAAGCCTCGTGTACTTTGTCCTTGGCATCATGCTTTGGCGCCCACTTGAACAGCGTTATCTTGTTCATCACCTGATCGCGCCATGCTGTCAGGAAGCGAGGCACGTTGTCAGGGTTCACAAGTTTGGCTAGACCGTACGCATCCACAGGTGACTGCGAGGCTGGTGTGCCTGTCATCATCCACAGATAGGTGTTGGGTGTGAGGATCGAGTTGAGCGCCTTCCAGCGCTTGGTCGATGGTGTTTTGTATGCGTTGGCTTCGTCCACAATGACTAGGTCAAAGCGGCCATCGTTACGCACCTCATCCGCTATAAGGTTCAGCCCTTCGTAGTTGGCAATCACAATCTCGTAGTCCCGCTGAATCATCTCGATACGGCGACTAGCTTGAGGATGGTGCGCTATGACGGCAGAGCGATGAATGATGCTGTTGTTGATGTCGCCCATCCATGCGCTGTGCATGATGGACAAGGGGCACAGGATAAGAACCCTACGCACCTTACCTAGCTTCATCAGGTAGTCAGCCGCCCACAATGCAGACAGCGTCTTGCCCGTGCCGGGTTCGGAGAACACGAATGCTCTCCTGTACAGCGTAAGGAACGATGATGTCTCGATCTGATGAGCCATGGGCTTGTAGCGCCCCGGCCAATCGTAGCGCCTAGTGATAGGCGATGGTACGTTTTTAACGCCTAGGTTACGCAACACCCGCGCCTCGTCAAGTCCCCAATACACTGCCACGTCGTAGCCACCATCCATGCGCTCGACGATCTTATGTTTAGGTATAACTTTGTACTTGTGCGGGTTCCTTGTGCGTAAGACTATTGCTTTGTCTTCGATAATTTCCATTGCTTCTCCGAGCTATTATTTTCCGTTGTCGCTTTGGTTAGCGCTCTTGTTACGCAGGCGTGTATTGCCTGTTACTGACTTACCCCCTGCACGCAAAGGTTTGATGTGGTCAATGTCTTTGCCTGCTCGATCAACTCCTTTCTTATCGTAGGCTCTACGGGCTTTCTGTCTCTCAACCTGATCGACTGTCTCACCCGTTTTCTTTTGCAGTTTGTATGCGTGTTTGTAGTCACGCTTGCCGTTGGTCTGTGTCATTACTTCCTCCTAGTGTTTAGGATTGAACTCGCATCCGGTGACCTGACACCATCCGCAAAGTGGGGTTTGATTTGGGTTCCATATATCTGTCTCAAAGCAAGCCTCAAGACGCGCAGTACGCTCACGATACTTCCACCAGAAGGCTTCAGACTGATCGCGTGTCATCTGCATCTTGACCATATCATCTTTGACAATGAACAGCAACGCTGAGTTGACCTTGCGGATGTGAGGGAAGTGTGCGAAGACCATAAGCGACATCAGTACAAGCTGATCCCTGTCGGGGTACTTGTTGTTGCCAGTCTTCCAATCTCCCACCCACGCCGTAAGGTTCTCATCGTTAACGATCAGGATGTCGGCAATGCCTCGAACCCAAACGTCAGGGGACTTCCAGCCCGTAGGCTTTAAGTCCACCGTTAATGCCATCTCATGCTCAGCAAGCACTCTGCCTGATTTACTCAGCATGGCGTCCACTACAGGCAGGAACTGCGCATACTCAGGTGGTATCGGCGTCTTGTCCCTGATGTAGTCTTCGATAGCCTTATGTACCTGATTGCCGTACCGCGTAGCCTCAGTCTCTTGGAAGGGGTACTTCTTTAAGACCTTGACCTCGTGGTATCGACGCTGACAGCCTTCAAAATCTTTGAGGCTGCTGTGTGACCATGCTGGTTGTTTCATTCAAACTTTGCTGTGTTAATGGCTTCTGTTAATCGGTTGGCAAACTTGGTGACAAACGCTTCGTTGGAGTTAAGGCGGTGCTCGCCCATGTCTTTAAGAATTGTGTGTACTACCTCGTGCCAAAACGTATCTGTGATCTCTTCGGGCTTGAACTGCCTGCCCGTGATGTTACTCGTTCGACCTAGTTGAATACGGCGGTCATCGTAATGAACACGCCCTATGACAGACTTGTCTAGCATAGCTTCGACTACCTCGACTGAGTACCACCTACGACCTACTCTTATTTTTGTTGGTAACTTCATGCTTCTCCTTGTTAACTCTTGGCTAACCCATAACGACGGTGCGCGCCACCGTCAGCGTCCAATGGAATGCCCTGCATATAGGGCGGCTCCATAGTCATCTGAGCTAAGACCCAAGCCTTAGCCTCAGACACCTCTGCATCAGGAACCACAACGATCTGTTCGTCGTGTACTGTTCCAGCCACAAAGTATCTCTTGGCAGTACGCACCATACCATCTGTCATTACGCATCTCGCTACGCCCTGCGTGACATTGTTGGTTATCTTGCCTGCATATATCTTAGTACGATCTTGGCCGTATGTCCACTCGACCTGCTCTTTATTTGTTTTCTCGTCTGTGTAGCGCCTGACGTTGAGGTCAGGATACAACAGCTTCATGCCCGATGGAAGCTCGATTTCCCCCTTGCGGTAGATCAGGCACTTGTGCTTGTATTCCTTGCCCTTGTACAGCGACGCGTGGATAAGCTCGGTGTTGAGTGCCCAGAAATCCACCACAGGCGTAGCTGTAGCCCTGTACTTGTCGATGATGGCCTTGGATGCTAGGCAGTGGATGACTAGCTCCTTGGTTGTACAGGTGTGCGGTATTGCCCTGAGCTTCTCAACGTTGACTTCCCAGTCTAGGAACTTCTCTGCGGCTTGTTGCGTAACGCCCAACTTCTTTGCGAAAGCGAGGTCGTAACGTTGAGGCGGTGCCCCGAGGAACCCTGTAAGAAGTTGCGATGCAAACGCTGCCCAACCGAGGCCGTACCCGCACCCAAGGAGCGCAGACTTCGCAGACTGGCGAAGATCTGGGTGAGTTTCTTTGGTGAGATTTGGGATGTTAAACATCTGAGCGCCGAAAGCGGCGTAAGGGTCACCACCTGAGCGGAAGATGTCGAGCATGTCTGTGTAATCCGAAAGCCACGCGAGCACTCGCGGTTCAATCTGTGATAAGTCCCCCACGACCAATTGGTGACCAGCGGGAGCCATAATCGCTTTGCGTAGGAACGAGCCTCGCTTGAGGTTCTGCATGTTGATGGCCGAGCCACGGCTTGCTGTCCACCGGCCAGTTTGTGCTCCGTAGTAAGAAAGAGGGACTGGAAGCGCACCACGCTGGCTAATATCGAGGAATCGCTGAGCACGGGTTCTCTCAGTGGTCGATTTAACCCGAAGACGCGCTTCACAAAGAAGGGCAACGTCTTCACGTTCACCGTTGAGTAGCGCTTGAAATAGGGCGTCGTTCTTAGCAAGGGCAAGTGTTTCTTTGCCTGTTGTCTTACTAACCTTGGTTGGCGGAACCACGTTGAGTTTCGTAAGTAGTGCAGCAAACTGCGGGTTCGACGCCAGCGCAGTTTCCACCACGTCGAGTTTCTGTAATAGGGCTTCACGGGTTTCTTTCTCCTCTAGTATGGCATCGGTCAGCATGTTGGGGTCAAGCTCAAGGCATGCACGGGTGTACATCTTCAGCGTCATGTCGATGAGTCTTAACTCCTTGGATGGGTAAGCAACAACAAGTCTCTTGAATATTTCCTCGCACAGATACACATCATGTTTGCAGTAGTTCGCAAGTTCTTCCTCAATAACGGGGGTAAGTTCGGACAATCCATTTGTCGTGTAAACAGCGTTACCCTTTGGGGCAAGTCCAAAATCGTTGGCAAGCTTGGCAAGACTGTTACCAACTTCCACGCCACGTAAAGCTCGCGCCATCGATAACGTATCGAAGATGAAGGCTGGATGTACAGCGTAGACCCACTCCATAATGGATACATCGAACTGTGCGTTATGTGCAAGCACTGCGGTTCGTCCCCAATCGACACCATTGAAGTACTCACGTAGTCCCTCTGCGCTAACCCATCTAGTTGGCTCATCGCTTCCGTATACATGGACGCAAGCTCCGAACGCTCTAAATTTATCATGGCGTATGTACTCCTCGGTTGTCATCTTGCTGAGTGTGTAACCTTCCTTGGTGTCCCAGTAGGTTTCGAAATCCAAAGTTATTATTTGTTTATACGGTGCTGACATAACTTTCTCCTCTTATTATTTTTGAAATGCTTGACTGCGAAACCCCAAGTAGTGCGGCTATATCTTCTTGCGAGATTCCGTGCACACTAAGGTCTTTGATAAGCGCCACACTCTTACGAGTTTGTTTGGCGTTGGTGTGGGTTTCCCCTCGATAGGCTTTACGTCTACGTCGTGCATACGCTTCCAACTGATTTTCTGCGTATGTTCCTACTCGCATGTGGCTTGGGTTACAGCAGAGCCGATTGTCACAACTGTGCAAAATAAAACCTACATTGCGCTTGTCACGCGGTGCCGCCATAGCCTGCACCAGCCCTGTTAAAAATGCGGCTAGTCGGTGTGCGGTTACAGCTTTGCCTTGGTATGTGACTGTGCCGTATCCCGTACTGTTAGTGGCCCCTGCCCAGTTCCAACAGCCGTTGCGCTGTGACCTGTTGCCGACGACCCGCGCCCAAAAATCTTCCGGTGTTGATCTTTTTGTCATGTAGACTCCAGTACGTTGTGATGTCTACAGTTTACCAGATTTTATTTTCCACCAAAGATCAATGGCCTTGTGGAGTTGTTTTTTATCAACCCCTCGTTGGTGCAGGTACTCAAGTACCAAAGCTATTTCTTCGGCGCTCAACTGTTCTTCTCCTTAAGTTTGGCTTCGAGGGCGTGGGCAAACCTAACTGCTTGCGTACCCTCTTCAACGATGAATTCAAAGCACTCTGCTATCTCCGCATCCGTCAGCCCAACCCACTCACGATCAGGCAACGGATGCCCTGCTTGTCTGTAGGCTTCCTCACGCCACAGTTGTGCTCGTTGCCTGTGGTACTCACAGTTCGGACAGTCATTCATGCTTGTCCCCTTGCTCGGATGGTGTCACGGTTATCAACGCAAGCCGCCCATGCTGATTGCGCGATTGGGCTTGGTTCAAGCCCCGCATAAAAATCAGCGTGTTTTCTGCAAATTTCAGCACACGCCTCACGCTCTGCTGCTTCAACAAGGGCGGCAAAATGCTCGATGTCTCCATGCAAGGTCAGCCCATTGCCTTCAATCAGTTTAATAATTTCATCTCTGTTC